GAAAGTGCTCGCCGAGCATAGGACCAAGCATGACTGACGCGATGACTGCGGACACCGGCACACCTGTCAATGACGCCGTGGTGGAAGCGAGTGTGAGTGAGAGCCAGGCTGGCGCCCCAGCCGAGGCGGTGGAGAGCACGAGCGCACAAGCCCCCGAGGCCTATGCGTTTCAGGCACCCGAAGGGGTGACGCTCGATACGGCCGCGGTCGAGGAGTTCAGCGCGATCGCCAAAGAGCTCGGACTCGAGCAGGGCAAGGCGCAAGCCATCGCCGACATTGCTGTGAAGATGCAGCAGCGCCAGGTGGAGGCACAGGCCGCGCTCGTGACGAGTTGGGTGGAGCAGGTGAAGGTCGACAAGGAGATCGGTGGTGAGAAGTTCACCGAGAACCTGGCCATCGCCCGCAAGGCCCTGGAGAGCTTCGGCACGCCCGAGCTGCAGGATGTTCTGAACATGACCGGCCTGGGCAACCACCCGGAAGTGATCCGAGCCTTCTACAAGGCCGGCAAGGCGATCAGTGAGGACAGGTTCATCCCGGGCAGCCCCACGGGCGCCGAGACGAGCATGGCAAAACGCATGTTTCCAACCATGAATTGACGAGGAATCCGCAATGGCAACTCTTGCAGCAAACAACCCGACGTTGATCGACGTCTCCAAGCGTCTCGACCCCGATGGGAAAATCGACACCATTGTCGAGCTCCTGGCGCAGTCGAACGAAGTGCTCACCGACATGAGCTGGGTCGAGGGCAACCTCCCGACCGGCCACAAGACCACGGTCCGCACGGGTCTCCCCACCCCGACCTGGCGCAAGCTCTACGGCGGCGTGCAGCCCGGCAAGTCGACCACCGCGCAGATCACCGATTCCTGCGGCATGCTGGAAGCCTACGCGGAAGTGGACAAGGCCCTTGCCGATCTGAACGGCAACTCCGCCGCGTTCCGGCTTTCGGAGGACGCCGCGCACATCGAGAGCATGGCCCAGGAGCACGCGAGCACGCTGTTCTACGGCAACGAGGGCTCGGAGCCTGAGGCCTTCACGGGTCTCGCGCCGCGCTACAACTCGCTCTCCGCCCAGAACACGGACAACATCATCGACGCCTTCTCGGGCTCAGGTGGTGATTTGACCTCGATCTGGCTCTGCGTCTGGGGTCCCCAGACCGGCTTCGGCATCTACCCGAAGGGCTCGCAGGGCGGTCTGCAAATGTCCGACAAGGGCCAGGTGACCATCGAGAACGTCGATGGCTCGGGCGGTCGGATGGAAGGCTACCGCACCCACTACCGCTGGGACGCAGGTCTGGTCGTGCGCGACTGGCGCTACTTCGTGCGCATCGCGAACATCGACATCTCCGAGCTCGGCACGATCGCCAACACCAAGAACCTGATCAACTGGATGGTGCAGGCGACCGAGCGGGTGCCCTCCTTTGGCAAGGGCCGCGCCGCGTTCTACATGAACCGCACGCTGCGCGAGAAGCTGCGTTTGGGGATCCTCGAGCGCGTGAGCTCGAACCTCTCGTGGGAGACGGTCTCCGGCAAGCGCGTGATGACCTTCGACGACATCCCCGTGCGCCGCACCGATGCGTTGATCAACACGGAGACCCGCGTGACCTGATGGTTGCGCGACTACCTCCCCCCATTTTCAGAGGATTGCATCATGATTCTTGATGAGCGTACTGAGTTCTGCGATGCCACGGCACTGAACACCGGTGCTGCCGGCAGCTACCTGATCGGCGATGTCATCGATCTGGGCATAGGCCGCGATCTGGGCGGTGACATGGCCGAGTACCTGGTGATCACGGTCGACACGACCGCGACCTCCGGGGGTTCGGCCACGGGGCAGTTCAACCTGGTCACCGATGACAACGCCGGGTTGTCCTCGCCCACGGTGCTGGTGTCCTCGCGCGCATTCCCCGTCGCCAGCATGACCGCCGGGTCGGTGCTCTTTGCCATGCCGCTCCCCGTGGAAGGCGTGGCCTACGAGCGCTACATCGGCATCCAGCAGGTCACCGGCACGGCGGCATTCACGGCAGGGAAGGTGAACGCCTTCATCACGCCCGATGTCGCTCGCTGGAAGGCCTACGACAGCCCCGCACAGGCCTGATAGGTAGGTAGAGCCCATGAAGCGCGTCGTTGCCACGTCGATGGGATTCTTCGAGGGTCGGCGCGTCCGGCCCGGCGAGGAGTTGCACGTGCCCGAGGGCTTCAAGGGCTCATGGGTGGCGGCAGTCGGGGATCCGGCTGCCGTCGCACCCAAACCTAAGCCCGCGCGCGAGCCCCGGACCCTCTCGGAGATCGGGCGGGCACCGGTCAAGATCGCCTCTGATCTGGCCTAAGCGTGGCCACCGTCGCGCCGGTCACGAGCTTCCCGTTCGAGACCTCGCTCGATGTGGCGGTCACGACCTGGGGCGCACTGGCACAAGACGATGACGGGGAGCCGGTAAGGCTCGCCGTGTACTCCGATCGCTCGATCCAGGTGCTCGGCACCTTCGGGGGCGCGAGTGTGACGATCGGGGGATCCAACGACGGCGTGACCTATCACGCACTCACCGACACCTCGGGCACAGCGCTCACGCTCACCACGGCCTGCCTGAAGCAGATCGTGGAGTTGCCCGTGTTTCTGAAACCGCGCGTCTTTGGCGGTAACGGCACGACAAATCTCACCGTCGTGCTGGCCGGCCGGCGATCGATCTGAGGGTGCAGAGGGATGGACACGGAGGCGATCGTTGCGGGACTGGTGATGGCGGTGCTCGTGAGCATCGTGACGGGTGCCATTGCCGGCAACGTGGCCTCCCAGAGAACCATCGCAGCATTGATCGTGCATATCGATTACCTGCGCTCGCACATCGACCGGCACGAAGAAACCATCAGTCGGGCGCACCGGCGCATCGATGACCTTGAGAAGCGGGGATAAGCATGGCCACGTACAACCCTTTCCGAGACTTCAGCGAGCAGCTCGCGCGCGGCGTGCACGACTGGGACGCGCACACCTTCAAGATCGCGTTGACCAACACGGCACCCGTCAACACGCAAGCGTCGCTCGACACGGGCACCAACCATCCGCCGCCTGCTGCCGCGAACGGCTACACCGCAGGCGGTACGGCCACGACGATCTCCATCGCGGAGGTCACGGGCACCACCACGGTCTCCGGCACGCAGGTGGTGTTCACCGCCACGGCAGGGGGCATCGGGCCGTTTCGCTACGCCATTCTCTACAACGACACCGCAACCTCGCCTGCCGATGCCCTGGTCGCCTGGTGGGACTACGCCTCCTCGATCACGCTCGCTGACACCGAGACCTTCACGGTGAAGTTCAGCAACACCACGCCCGGCGCGATCTTCACACTGGCGTAATCGGGGGCTCGCATGGCTGACAACTTTCCGCAGACTGCAGGCAGCGGGCGCAACGTCGCGACCGATCAGGTCACGTACTCTGGCGACACTGCCGACGTGCAATTGGTGCGGGTGGTCAACACCACGGGCGCAGAGGGCTCGCGGGTCGTCACTGACAAGCCGGTGTTTCAGACTGAGGATACCGCGCACGCTGACGGGGATTTGGGCGTCCTCATCATGGGCGTCCGCAATCACGTCACCGGATCCACAACTGACGGCGACTACAGCGCCATTTCGGTCAGCAGCACGGGCGAGATGCAGACGCTGGCACGGCGTGATTTGCAGCGCATCGCGGTGGGCGTCACGGGCGTCACCACAGCGACCACCGCCTATGTCGCGGGCGATCAGGTCGGCACTCAGATCACGCTAGCAAACGCCGCTCGCCTGTCTGGTGGCAGCGGCACCATCGTGGGGGCAACTCTAATTGACCAATCGGACATCATTGGCGCATACGATCTGGCCATCTTCGACTCAAGCGTAACGCTCGCAGCAGACAACGCCGCCTTCGCCATTTCCGACGCAGACTCACTGAAGATCGTGGCGCTGATTCAGCTTGCTGGCGCGTTCGACTTGACAAACAACCGCGTCGCGCAGGCGTACAACCTCGCGATCCCCTATGTTTGCAACGGAGGTACAAGTTTGTTCGCGGCGCTAATAACCCGTGCGGGCCACACGTTCTTCACGGCAGGAGCGTTGCCCCAAGTAAACGTCTACGTCGAGCGCAACTAACATGGCGTGGCGGATGAATGGTTCGACAGGAATGCGATTTAACGTCACCAATTCTGTCACCATCGGAGCCACCTCCAGAACTGCGTTGATTTGTGGATGGTGGAGGCCCACAACGCTGACGGCGGGATTGGGTTACTGGTCGGTCGATCCCGCCTTGTTTGCGCGCATTCACACGACAACATCGGAAATTGAGTTATCCACCAACAACGTGACCGACGGCAAATGGACAACGTCTGGCGCCGGAATTGTTGTTGACCAATGGCGTTTTATTGCGTTCATGCTGTCGACGTTAAACGGCACGCCCTCGGCGGCGTGGCGGGTGTGGGTCGGCTCCGAATTGAACGCTCCAACAGAGGTCACGGTGAACCTCGGCACCGCGCCTGCGGGAAATTTTACTGGCGGGGCGAATGTGATTTTCGGTCAGGTTGGATCGGGTGGCGCGGTGTCGTTTGCCGGTGAACTGTCCGATTGTGCAGTGATCGCACAGACCGTGAACACCAGCGGGCCGCTAAGAACTGCCGCGTTCGGCGCCATCACGCAGGCCGAAGCCAATTTGGTGAAAGAGCGGGTTGTGTGGCCGCTTTGGCTCGGCAATCCGTTTCCGCCAGAAGTCTGCGCCATGCCACTGGGCAACGGCACGTATGACGCATCCTATGCGCTCATGGGCACGGGATATGCCGGAAGCGGAACTGGAGTGCCGACACCGCACATGACAAATATCCTCAACAACTCGCCGTCGCAGTTGTCAACCGGGGCAGGCGCAATCTCAAAAGGTCTTGAAGGCGGCCCGCGCGAGTTCTACGCCAACGCCGCCTCGCAGCGTGCATGGATTCGCAGATGATCCGCGCGGACGCTCTGAGTGTGGGTGACGTGATCGACTGGCGCGGGGCGCCTGCCGAGGTGCTGAGTGTGGAGATCGGGCGCACGGTCGAGATTGTTGTGCATGTGGTGGCCGAATCGATGCCGCCGTTTCGGATCACATTTCCCACGCTAACGGCCGAGGAATGGAATGCCGAGTGGACTGACGAGGACTTCGCCGCTCGGCGTGAGGCAGACCTTGCCGCCGAGCAGTTCACGCTGATCGAGACCTGACGCCATGTCGCTCCTGCTGCTGTTCAAATCCAGCGGCAGCCCTACCGCGTTCACGCTGGATGCCTCCCCTGGCAGCCTGAGTGTTTCCGGCCAGAGCGCCGCTACGCTTGCCGCCCGCAGTCTGAACGCCGCCTCTGGCAGTTTCACGATCACCGGCCAAGCCTCCACCCTGGTCAC